CGATAGTTCATCTCTTGGCGAGCGCCGGCGATAGAGTCGTTGATGCCTTGTGCTGCCGTCTGGTTGATGTTCGGTGCGCGAGGTCCGCTAGGGGTCTGGACAGGTCCAGTTCCTGGGTCGTCAGTCATCGGGGGCTGACCTGGGGTCGATGGACCGCCCGGAGGGGGTGGGGGAGCAATGTTTATTCCCAGTCCTCCGTTTGCGTCAACAGCAGGGCGAGAGCCAATCGTTGACTCATCGATTCGTTGCTGGCCTTGACGCTGTGTCCCTGGAACGCCCGTAGAGGGTGGGGGAGTATATCTATATCCGTCCGTAGGAAACTGGGACGTTGTGTAGGAAGGAGTATAGCTACTTTCTGATATAGGAAACTGGGACGTTCTGTAAGAAGTATCAGCGGGCATGGGAGCCTGCGGCACATTGAAAAGTTGTCCAGTCGATGGAACGCCAGCCGCACCTGTGCCCGGAGTATAACGGGGCCCAATTAAGCTTGTAGTAGCAGGACCAGTTGTCATCATAGGGTTCTGTGTCTTCATTACGCCTTGAGCGCCACCGTTACTCATGACAATTTACTCCCCAATCGATTGACCATCGACATATCGAGACCTTGATTAAACTGTGGTGCAGATAGCTGGTTGTTCATGCCCTGCGACAGTGCCATTTGCTGCAAGTCTGGGTCATTCACTATAAATGGCCCTGCCGGCATAGAATTGTCTATAAATTGGCCTCCAGGCGTTCTGGGCATTACCGGATTACTCCTTCGCCCTGCTCCAGGGTCATAGTCGACCTGAGCTCGGCTGATTGAACCTCTACCTGGATCAGTTAACCTGCCTGGTCCAGGGAGGTATGGAAATCCATTGTTGTGTCCACCTGTCCCGGTTGTTGGATCAACGTACAGGTCGTCATAGGCCTCTACTTGACCAGGACGCGATGCCTTTAGGTCATCAACCGCCATCTCAAACAACGGGTATGATGAATAGCCCTGTACGCCATTAAAGTCCTGCGCCTGGGGCATACCGGCCATCGCATCGAGACCTGGATCAACGAGCCCAAAGGCCGCTGCCGCATCGATATTGGACTGCATGGCCTGCTGTTGTGGCTGAGTAAACGCCGCAACGTCTGGACCCATATACGGCATGTAACCGATGTTCTGCGTGGCCTCTGCCCGGTTAAGGCTCTTCTTGGATGCGTTCTCAAGGTAAGCTGGAATCTCTACCTGTGATGTTTGGCTGCCGCCTTTTCCACCTGACATATTAAATTTCCTTCGTAAGTGTAGTGAACGCCTCTGTCCACCGCTTTTGTTTGAGTACCCTTGCCCAGCCCCTTCGCCCGGCAATCGTCATGCTTGTACAACCCTGCGCCTTCGCAAACTGCACCGCAGACTCGTCCATATCGACGATCTGACCCTTTTCGCCACCCGCTAAAAAAATGTGAAAGACCTTCTTCCTGGGAAAGACAATAATCTCTGTCACCGCGCACCCTCTCTCCGCTGGCCAGAACTGCATCCTGCCGGACACAATGCCCTCAACGATGTCCTCAAAGTAGTGGGTGCCACCGGAATACTCCAGCGCAGCCTCTATCCACGGTCTACACCGATTAAGCTCTGAATTTAGGTCCATTTATTGACTGATTCTGTTGACTGAGACCTGCACCGCAGGTATCGCTGGTATGGGTGATGCAGCAGCCGTGTTAGGCAGCGTTAGACCCGTGTTAGAGACCGCATAGAACACTTTTAGGTAGTTACCTGCGGCCACAGATACAAGGGCCGTATGGTTAATTGTGTCGTCTCCAGAGACGGTCTTCTTTACGGCGTATCCATCGGTTCCGTTGACGTTGACCCAGAGGTATCCGGTGTATCCACTGGAGGCAGTTGCTTGGGCCGTGATGTCGATTCGGAGTAGTCCTGCGTCAGTGACATCGATCTTAGTCGCGTCTGACCCATTAATCGCAAGGCCGTCAGTCGCTGCCTGCGAGTTAAAGCTGATCGCAGTACCTGTATTCGCCTGAGATGCTGTCTGCGTTGCTGTGGCATAGAACTGGCCGCAGCCGCCCTCGACAAGTAGTTGTTTAAATTCGTTGTTCTTTGAGATGACCGGGTAGCCTGCCGTGTCAAACAGCAAGACGCCGTCAGTGGCAGCGGAGTCCCCCGCCACATAGTACGCAAGCCGTGACCGGGTCGCTGACAGTGTATCCACAAGGCGCTTTGCCCATAGCTTCCAGTCAGGACCAATCGGCTGGGGTAGTTGGTAGCTCAACGTCTACCGCCCTCAACCACGTTGAGTCGCATCTTGCCTGCGCGCCAGTTATTGACCTCAGACCCGTTGATCCGCATCCGTATCTGCCGTCCCTGGAACCGTGCCCCGGTAGGGTTGGCCATCGTGAACGGGCCGTGAGTAGACTCCGTGCCGTTAGGATAGAACCGCGACTTAAACGTCAGCGATACCTGACCCTGCGTGCCCTCATCGGGGATAATCTCGTTGACCTTGACGATGTTGTCACCACCGCCCAGGGAGATAGGGCCAGACTCTAAGAACGGCGCAGAGTCGTGGTTGTAGCCAAACTCGTGGTTATAGAGGTTACCGCTTGCATCAAACCACAGGGGTGATCTAAACGAGCCGGAATCAACGCCCGTAGTGCGGCCTAAGTTGCCGATGTTCCAGTGACCCTCTTTATAGTCGTAGACAACGTAGCGATCATTTTCGTTGGACGATCCGGACGGATAGAACCACCATACCTCACCGAACTGTGAGTTGTGGATAGCGCAGACCTTAGAGCGCTGTGACTCGTTCATATCGGTAAACACATAGTCCAGGACATCACACGCCATTTCCTGTACGGCAGAGCCGTTGTACTGGAAGAACCCAGCCGTGCCCATCCAGAACGCGCCGTCATCAACGGCAACCGCGCCCTGACGGGAGATGATGCCGCAGGCAGTGCCCACCCGGTTAAACGAGTAGACAAAGGGAGGGCCAGCGTAGGTCGCAGAGTGAGCATCGAGGGTGGTAAGTATCAGCGACGATCCCTTTACCCGCACGCCGCACATAATCTCGCCGGTGGTCTGTAGCTCAATATCACCCGCCTGGTTAGTTGTGGCAGGAGCCCAGACCGTGTTGTTCTCTCTGTCGCACCAGGCAATCTTCTGAGGGTTACCCCCTGTTGCTAGTGCAAAGATAAACCGCTCATCGGTGACCATCATGGCCTTGTTGCCCACAGGCGCGTTGGCCAAGGGCGCAGCCACCGCCGATCCACCTAGCTGCCATTCATATATCTTGCCATCAGACGACGAACACGCGATTAGGTACTGACCAAAGTTATCTAGCGACCAGGTCGTAACCTTTTCGGGCACGCCATTGCTCTCACGGGCTGTGCCAAAGTAGCCACGACCAAAGGTGTTGCCGCCAAAGCCAATATTTACCTGCGCGTCTACGATTCCAGCGGTTAGGCCGACCGGAGTGATGTCAGTAACCACCGAACCTTGGTTAAGCGCATAGAGCTTGTTGTAGGTGCCGACAGCAAGGCGGGGCTCATCAGAGTGGTCTACCCAAGAAACCGTGCCTCGCGGGACGGAGGCCGTAGTGGCGGTAGCTCTCGTGGTCCAGCCGCCAATCGGACGCACAGACCCGTTCTGCCAGCGTATAAAGTTGCCGTCTCTCCAGCGGCCAGCAGAGTCTAATTCAGTCCCGTGATTGTAGATGCCAGCCGGAACCTCAAGGGCTAAAAGCGCCATAAATACCTTCCTTTAAAGGCCCTGTGGGCCGTATAACAATCGCATGGAGTAAAGTACCAGGGCGATGAAGCACACAAACCCTAGACCCTTCCAATCATCAGGGTCTTTCGGGTCAAAATTGCTCATAGAGTCCAGTGAAATAAATTACAAATGATGACAGAACGATCAGGACCGTCCAAAAGGACACAGCCTCAACAATCGACCTAATCTTGCGGTTTTTTTTAGCTATTGCGGCTTGCTGCTTACGGATTTTGTCTTTCGCGTCCTGCTCTGACCTGCTCTTGAGCATCAGCATATCGCGCCAGACCGCCGGAGGCGTTGCTCGCTTTAGCGCCCTCTCAGCCTTACGGATTTCCTCACGGACGTAGGCCATCTTTAGCGCCTCATCCTGCGTTAGTACGTGATCTCCCTGTTCAACCCGCTGGTCGATCTCATCAAATGACTGCTTAGACTCTGAGAGCTTTCCAAAGACACCCGTCAGGCCGTCTAGGTTGTCCTTGCCCTCCTTGAGGGTAGCAATGGTCTCATTGACCGCCTTGATACCGGAGACAAGTAGCGAAATCTCAGCGAGCACTTAGTCACCGAGCGTAGGAGGAGTGTCAGGAAAGTCGTCAGTAGCTGGCCAGTCACGTAAGCCAGCTCTATACGTCAGGATGTTATCGCGGTTGGGCCAGTCTGGGGTTTGCGAAGCTTGGTCTGTTGCTACAAGCTCGCTGTCTCTCCATCTACGAGCTTCAGCTTCTTTTGCTTGAGCTAGTTGCTCTGTGGTTAATTCGTCATCAACTATCTCGTAGTGATCGTAGTTGGCAGAAACAAAATCTGCTTCGGCTACAATAGTGTTGATTACACTACCGCCTACTCCATCTAGTATTTTAAAAGTGCTCATATCAGTTTTCCTTATGCGTAGGCTGTGTAGTGAATAATAACAAGGCCGTCACCGCCATAACCAGCCGCCCCTGAATAGGCGTTACCAGTGCCAAAAAAGAAACCGCCTCCCCCTCCGCCACAGCCGCCATTTCCAGTAGCCTTACCAGCTAGATTAGTAGACATAGATGCCGTAGCGGTTCCGCCTCCACCTGCGAAAGCGCCACCAAAGCCCCCTGAAAAGCGGGTTGACGACGTACTGCCACCAAAACCACCGCCACCGCAACCCCAAGAAGGCTGAGTGTTACCAACAGATTCAAAAAACCTGTTGTCATTTTCATGGTTGGTAATTGTCCTCGTTCCTCCAGCATTTGTTGCTGAGTATGAAGGCGTATTACTACCAGTGCCAGCAACTCCGTATCGCGCCCCTATTAAGGTTGCATCTCTAAATTCAAAACTCTTGTAGTCGGCATGTCCGAGGTAAGTAGCCCCGTGGTACACATTAAGGTTACTGAGCCAATTTAATGCCGCGTAATTCGCGCCTCCACCGTTTCCACCCCATGCGGCATCAGGGGTTCCGCTTGCTATCTTGCCTCCGCCGTTACCGCCAATGCCTGCACCTCCTGTTCCAAATACGGCCGCGTTGTTTGCGCCACTAAGGTAGTCACCTCCGTTATAACCCGTTGCGCTTTTTATAGCGACAGCTCCACCGCCTGTTGCTACTCGTACTGCCGCATTGCCTAAGCTACCAGCTACGTTGCCACCCCGTCCTCCTGTGCGGTTGTAATCTCCATTAGAAGCCGTGCCTCCTGCACCGCCGTTTACACCTGAATTGCCTTCTCCGCTGACAAAGCCACCAGCAGCTCCACCGTTAGCAGTAAGCGTGGCTGATAGGCCAGTACCAGATACAGTGGAATTACCGCCAGCTACACCAGCTTGATCGCGCGTGTTGTTGTATGGAGCAACACCACCTGCGCCTATAGTCACGGTAAACGAGCCTGAAGTGGTAACGTCTAAAGACTCTTTAAGGCAAAGCCCGCCAGCGCCTCCGCCAGTCGCCATGCCGTTGTCTGTACCTCCATGACGCTTACCGCCTGATCCACCAGCGCCTATAACGTATATAGAAACTGTGCCGTTTCTAGGAGGAACCCAAGTCTGAGACTGATTTAAAACGATTTCCTCAAGAACGCCGCCATAAAGACCGCCACCGCCGCCGCCACCTATAAAATCTGAAAAATTACTCATGCTATTGCCCACCCTACTGTAGAGTTTGTATATATAAATTGAATTGAAAGATATGCTTTGTCTAGCGTCATGTCCGTGCCGCTTGACATAATGTTACTGCCGTTACGCCCAACCACCGTGTCTGTAAAGTTTCCAACTGTAATCAAAACTCTTTGACCAATAGTCGGTGATGCGGGCAGCGTAATAGTTTTAGTTGCAGTGTCTACAAAAACATGTGTATTTACTGTAGCTGTAACAGATGTAGAAGTTACTACAGTTGTTATACCTACTGTTACAGGCTCTGAAGCTATTTTAGCTGCTGTTACTGCATCGTCAACTATTGAGGCTGTGACTACTGCGCTTGAGGCTAATTGGTCTGCTCCTACTGCGTCGTCAGCTATTTTAGCTTGAGTTACATTATCATCCACTATAGATGCTGTAACTACTGAACTTGAAGCTAACTGATCAGCGCCTACAGCATCATCAGCTATTTTAGCCTGTGTAACTGCATCTGTTGCTATTTTAGCAGTTGTAACTGAACTTCCTGCTAGTTTAGCGGCAGTTACTGTACCATCGCCCGGAGTAGTTGAAGCAAGAACACTAGAAATAATAAGAACTTCAACACTAACACCTGTAGCTGGAGCAGTACTAAAAGTAAGTGTAGTTCCGCTAAAGCTAAAAGTATCTTTATGCTGATATACACCATCAAAATAAACTTGAATAGAGTTTTCAGAAGCAGGTGTAACAGACATAGTGAGCGTAGTAGTGCTGTTGTTGCCTGTCATTGTGTCTAGCGTAAACTGAGCTTCGCCGCCTCCAATGTCTCCCCAAGAATCTGTATAACCTTCGAACTTTCCGGTTGTGCTGTTATATCTAAACTGGCCCGCTGCCGCTGTAGGACGTTGTGCTGTAGTACCAACAGGTATTTTTACAGCCCCTGTAGTACCAATGGTAGTTGTAACCGCTGTAGCATAGTTACCCATGTAAGAGTGTGAACTGCACTCGTAGTATAGAATATTAGGCGTATCAGCCGTTACAGCTATTGTAGTATGAGCGCCAGAGCTTCCAGCAGTTCCTGAAGTTGTTACGCCTGTTGTGTATGCTGTAGTCTTAGCCGCATCGTAATAAAAACGTAGTGGGTGTCCGCTGTTAGAGCCGTCAGCTTGGTCAAACTTATAGTAGTAACCCGTAGAGCTTGTAATGCCGTCTACGCCTGAGAACTGAATTGCCGGAGACTCAACACCGTTTAAGAAGTATGCGCTGCTAGAGCCGTCACCGTTGTAAGGGTGCGCTGAAGTTTTTGAAGCTACAGTAACTGTGAAGACTACAGGGCTTGAAGAACTTCCGTAGATTCCACCTACAGTGTCAGCAGATAAAATACCTACATCTGTAATGTCTTTTCCTTGTGAATCCAAGTCACCGCCAAGTTGGGGTGTGGTATCTTCTACAACATTTGCAATAGCATTAGATGCTGCTAGACCTTGTACTACTGTACTACGTGCTACTTTCTTTAAGCCACCACCTGAAGTGTCAATAGCTAAGAATACGTCATCGCCTGCAATTGAAGTTAGTTCTGATAAACTACCGATTGTAGTTGGGCTAAAGTTAGTACCGTCTGCAATTAACAATGCATCTGCGGTATTAGTACCCATTGTAATATCATCGCCCGAAACAGTCAAGTCTACAAACGTAGGACTGTCGGTAGTTGCCAAGCCCTGATTAATAGCCTTAACGCTTGCAAGAGCTGTTAGCTCGCTGTCCATCAATGCGCCAGCAGCCGTCACATTAGCTGTGTCTGTCACATCTGCACTAGCTTCAATACCATCTAACTTAGTTCCATCTGTTGCAACATCACGACCGTCAACTGTTCCACCTACAGCTATGTTGCCAGCTACAGTTACGTTTGTTTCAAGCATTGAGCTTACAATAGCGTTATTGCCAATTACAAAGTCTAAGGTGTTATCAGTGTCGTCGTATGTAACTACAATGCCTGTTTCAGTATTACTTCCAACCATTGCGCCTACAGTGTCTGCAATCGTTTCTGATAGCGTAACACCTGCAATAGTAATTGCATCGGCTTCTAACGTGCCATTAATATATGCGTCTTTAAACTGTAGTGAGCTTGTACCTAAATCAATATCATTGTCAGTTACTGGTACAATTGCACCGTCTTGTATGCGTATCTGTTCTACTGCTGCACTTCCTACTTCTACGTAAAAACCCCAGCGGTTGTTTGTACTATCAACTAATATCTTATTTAAAAAATCTTGGTCGCCAATTATGGCAATGTTGCCACCCTCACCAGCTCCACCATCGTGTTGGTGTCCGGTGGTCCCGGTTGTTGCATACGCAAAAGCATTTAGGAGTTGGTTAAATTCGTTGTTAAACAGACCAGCCGTTATTACGTCACCATCATCAAAAGTACTCTGTCGTGTATAGTTTGTTCCTGCCATTTCTTATCTCCTGCCTGATGGCACGTAGTTTATGTATAAACCGTTTATTGAATAAGGAGGACTCTGATCCTCTGTTCTAATTTGGAAACTTACTGTATGGCCGCTGCCCTCAAGAATCTGACGAGCCATTGGGTCATTCGTACCTTCAAAAATGGCATTACCGAAAGTCGCTGTTCCAAATACAGGAGGCACCGGAATACCCGCAAGTACGACATCTTCGGGCTGTGCAACATCTTTATCAGTAAAATCATATTGCGTTCTAAGTGTTGGTGCTAGTTCACCCTCTGGAGATACAGAAAGTTTTAGGTACTGCATTGTTTTTCGTGTTCCAGCATCACCAAAATCTAAAAACGGTGTTGTGTACTTAGCTTCAATATTAAAAGCTGAACCAGAAGCAAAGAAAGCTCCACCCGTATCGTGATTGTAAATATATCCTGCGTTATCTCCGTGGTATATTTTTTCAATACCCGATGAGTTAAAGTCAGAAACAATAGAAGATGCTTGAATGCCTTGTGTTTCAGACCATTCAAAACCATTCTGAGCTAGTGTGCCTATAATGCCTTTAGACTGTGAAGGTTGCTCTGCGGCTGTAGAATAATACAGTCGATACTGGGAGCGTCTACGCAGCACACAGCTAGAAATGTTAAAATCATCAATGTCTCTAGCAATTAAAGATGTAATAGATTGTATTTGTCTACTTACTGATCCTAACTC